GTATGAACATAAAAAAGATAAAAATGGTAAGAATATTTTAGATTTTAGTAAACCAATAGGTAATGAAAGACATTGTGTTGAAATTGTGCAAGAGTCTTGGATTAGTTTTTATATTGATTAAAGGGAGAAATAACCAATGAAAAAAAATAAACCAATAACTTATGTAATGGCTGAATATAAATATGCTTGTTATATAAGAGATGAATTAAAAGAATCTGGGCCAATCTTATATCCAAGTGAACAAGCGTCTAAGCAACACAGAGACGGCACATGGCTTTTATTAACAATAGAAGGGGGAAGGCTAGGGACAGTCTCTCCTAATGGAACTGTGAGGCTTACATGAAGCGAGAGGACATACCAAAACACTTACGACATCTTGAAGAATGGAGATTAAGAGCATTGTTTTATTTATTCAGGGCCAGAACATGAGCAACATACATAACCAGAAACAATTAGAAAACATACATCATCAAGTCATAGAGGACTCTAACAAAGGAATCTATGACGATGAAATAGAACGCATATCTTATCTCTATGGTTTAGATCAAGACAAAGATAAACCAGAGATATTAGAATTTATAACTGAAAGCATTTTTTATAACTACATAATGGGAGTACATCTTGACAGGTAAAGGAAGTGGCAGGAGGCCAACAGCACATGATAAACCAAACGCATACCAAGATAATTGGGAATTAGCTTTTGGTAAAAAGAAAAATACTAAACAAATAACCAAGATAACAGCTAACATTCCTTTTGAAATGGAAGGATGTCCAAGTTTTGAAGATAAGATTAATTATCTTTCTAAACTTCTAAAGGAAAACTATTTGGAGAAACTTATCAAAGAAGATAAAATATATTTTGATACCATAACAAAACATCAAGAGTTAGCTAACGATACTTTTGATGAAATTTTTAAACCAAAAGAATAAATGCTTGAACTGATTATAAAAATAATACTATCGCTATTTGGCGTGTTCGCACTCATGATGCTACTCACGTCTTTAGCAATAGTAATAATCGACCGCAAGCACTAAGTTTCGACTAGCGAGAGGTATCTTCTCCATAGATACAAACCCCCCTATAAGTCTCTCGCTAGTCACTCTCAATCGTGACAAAAACAAGTCATTTGTTCATCATCAAATAAATCTTTATTTGTTTTTGATAAATCTACTAATTCTATATAACTCATACCTTTAATAAATCTATTGGTTTTATGTTCTATATGCTTTTCTGAATTAAATTTTTCTTCTTGCTTTATCCACCAATCGGCCATTTCTGGTCGTTCTTTTAATAAAGATGTAAGAGTTTTCTTTCCCTTTAAAAAACAAAGATCACAATTACCAGCTGGAGTTTTACCATTCAAATTAGATAGGTTTAAATCAAAGTTTTGTTTATTCCAAAAATTATATATATCTTCTTTAGTAACTTTGGCTTGATATAAAGGTACTAGATTAGTCCATTTTTGATAATCAACATTCCTGGCAGATATTGCCCTTCTAGGCTCGTCATATCTAAGACCTAAAATATTGTCCCACGTTTTATAACCCTTTGATTGCATAAACCTATAAAGAACTTTTATCTTTAACTCAGAACTACAAAATCTATTTACAGCATTTGGTAATTTACCTCTTTGTTCTAACAATCTTTCAAAAGGCTCTCCGTTTCTCGATGCGGTTTCATAAGTAACCTCTTTTGTTCTATGAATGGGTTTCTCTTTACCAAAGTAATGTTCAAGCCAATGAATTTTTATATCCCACTTATCAGATATATCTTTTACGAAATCTAAAGTTTCTGGTGCTTCTTTTCCTGTATTAGCAAAAGCCACATATATATCCTTTGGTAATACTCCGTTGTATGCCTCTAATATTTTATACAACATATACCCAGACGTTCTCCCACCAGAAAAAGATATTATTGATGGCTCTGGTATTTTATATGGATTCATAATCTACTCCTTTAATTTTATTATACTTCACACGCCTCCACACGCACGCTAGTCAATTCTTTTATAAAACCCTAGGTAAGTGACCAGTTTACCCTTATAATGAATCTACAGAGCTTAGGCGTATCTATAGACCACGATCCCCCTTTCACTCCTCTCCAGGTATGTCTTAGCTCTCCTTAATAATCTCATTCGCTAAACCAACCAATAAATAATGCTTCCTACCACTCGCTTGACTTTTCCTTAACCTACCCTCCACGCCTTCAAGCACGCACCAGAGAACTTCTTTCTCAATCAACTCCTTCATTCCCTTACCAGTCGTACGCCTACTAACGCCAATCATCTTACAATAATAACTCACCGCATCATGACTACTAAACGTCTCAAACCGATACCGCTCACACACCGCCCAAAGAACGAGCTTCGCACTAGCCGTTAAATCCTCACGCCCGCATTCACGCCTAAATATTTTCCACACGCACGAACGCATCTTCATATAGCTATCACCCACGCAGGCTAACGGCACTAACGCACTTGCGTGTAAGCGTGGAACTTCGCTAGGTATCACCCACCAAAATTCTTTATTCTTTTTATCAAACTTTCTAATCATTCAAGTCTCGCACGCTTGCGTTCAAACTTGCGTGGCTGGAGGAGGAAAACGCACCAGCGTTTTTCCGACTCCTATACCATGGTATGGTATGGATATATGCGAAGTTTCTTCGCAAGCAGGTACACTTTTTTTCGCAAGCAGATACACTTTTCTTCGCATGTTGGGGTTTATTCATCTTTTATTTTTGGTAAATAAACCTCAACAAATGCCTCACATTTTGGGCAAGATAAGTTAGTGACGATGTCAAATTCTTCGTTCTCATCTCCAATGTCATGGTCTCCACCCCAAATTAATTTTGTTCCACAATGCCAACAATTCATAGTTTCCTCCTAAAAATACATTTCATAATCTGTTTTTGGCATAGAGTTTATTGGCTCTAATATGCCGTCTTTTCTTATTAAAGTTTGCACTCCATAATCCACATTACCAGAGTTAGATTTAACTAAGGCCGCCTTGACCACGCTCAACCTATCGTATGGTATATTCGCTTGTTCACATAATTCCTCTGCATCTGATTCGCTTGGTATCCACATACTGATTGCAAACCTAACTGAGTCTGTGATTGATGATGCACCTCTTATATCTGCCTTATGCGAATAAGGATCATCAGAATCATTGGTAATACTTTGTTTATTAATATGATGCGTTGTTAAAGTAGTACAACCAATATTGGCACTAATCATCGCACAGTAACTTCCCCAGAGTTGTCCAGCTTCATTACTTTGCGACACACTAGCCGTTGTAAAGGCTTGTAATGGGTCGAACGCAACTAACTTTAAATTATCTATACCTTTTAATTCTTCTACAATCTCTCTTGCTTGTTCAGTAATACCTTCTTCTCGTAATAAAATTAATGGCTCTTTTTGGTCTGGTATTGGATAAACATATACATCATTATTATGTTTAAACCTTTCTCCTAAAGGGTCTAATAAATCAATTCTATGGTGTACCTCTGTGAGATCGTCCTCAGCACAGAAGATTACACTAGAGCCGTTTTCTTTTACATCTTTACCCCACCAACTAGTGCCTTTAGCGATAGCAAGTGCTAACTGTAATAATGATAAGGACTTACCCACACCACCACTACTAGCTAATATTCCTGGTTTAGCTAATGGTATAAACGAATCAACTAAAAACTTTTGCGGTTCTGGTTTCTCAATTAAGTTACGAATTGCATACTTTTTAATATTAAATTTAGATTCAGTAAGTTCTTGTTTAACTTTATCCAAACCATGTTTTAAATATAAATCGTTATAATCCCCATGTTCGCTCGGCAAACGCACGCACGCATTCGTCACACTCTGCACACACTCTTGGGCTTTCTTCTCTCCGACTCCGCTTTCATCATTGTCTAACGCAACAACGATTCTAGCACCCGAAAGCCTGCGTATTTGAAGGGCAACTGCCATGACGAAATTGGCAGAAAATACGCAAGCTACGGGAATTTGTGTTGCTTCATAAATAGTTGCAGAAGTTGAATAACCCTCTGCTAATATAATTTTATCTAGTTTTGGAATATCTTTTATATCAGCACCAATGAGAAATATGTTGCCTTTTATTTCTGAATCAGAAGCGAATCTTTTTTCACCATTTTTACTAATATACTGTAGAGAACGTATGTCTCCTGTTGTAGAATACACACCGCAAACCAACATATCCTGGTATTGCTTTAAACCATAATTTTTAACCTTTTTATTTGTGAGATATTCATGTTCAATAACATTCGTGTAAGAGTCAAACCAGCGTTCTACTTTTTTGGCCACTTCATTGTGCCTTTGTTTTTTAGTTTCTTCGGCCCTTTCCTTAGCCTCTTGCAGTTGACGTTGTAAATCATCTCTTTGTTGAGGTGTCATAGCTTGATGATTCACGCTTGACCATTTACCTTCAAAGCCTGTTTTCCAATTGCCAAAGGTTGCAAAGTAATTGCCGTTTACTTCATTGACTACATAATAACCAGACTTCTGGTTGGTATCAGCTTTAACACCAGCTAACTCACCTACTGGTACTCTTACTATTTCCCCTGTTATTTCTAAGTGATTAACCAGCAATCCTTGCGATTGCATTTCAGTTACTAATTCACTTATATCTTTTGGTTTAGTTTGTTCTAAATTATTTCCTTCTGGAAAGTATTTCGTCAGATCCATGTTTTGCCCTTTCATCGTCTTGTCGGGCAACTTCATTTGCCCAGTTTAAATATTCCCTTACTATAGAAGTAAAGACTTTTTTTCTTTTGTCTCTATCCCATTTATGCAATGCCTTATTACCTTCTTGCCTGGATAGTTCCAGATAGGTTTCCCTGGTTTGTGCAATAGAGTATTCAACACCTTCGTCATTTAATTGTGCTTTGTTTGGTAATCGTTTACCCTCTCCAATCTTTTTTAAATGATCCATACTGCACGCTCCCAACCAGTAATCCCCATCTTTGTAAAGTAGTGGCCCACTTGGGTTCTTGCAATAAGAACATAAAGTAGGCCTTTTTTTGCCATCAAATTTAAAATGGCGCGTCATCATCTAAATCTGTAGAACCCATTGCCTCCAGGTCTGCTTCAGACGGACTTACTTTTATATTGTCATCTTCAACTTTTGCTTTTGGCTTCGCAGTTGTTTCTTTAACTGGCTGCCAGTTCTTGCCAAAGTTTTCATCAATGACCATATATTTATTATCATCATCCATTTTTATTGGAGCTACGACTGCTTTATCCATAAATTTATCCATGGTTGTTAATGAGTCTAAACCCATAGCAGTAGCCATAGCTTTAAATGAATGTTTACCACGTCTTACAACATCTGGATTATCATGTCCTACTGTAAAAGCATGGTTGATTCTAAAAGTAGAATCACCAACGGTAAAGAATACTTTAATTGCTTCCCAGTTATTTCTACCAGTTACAACCTCATATCCATCAAAATTCAAAGTATGAACACCAGGCTCAATCTTTGCTTGCGACTCTGAACCAGAGTCTAAATTATCAAAATCATATTTACTTAAATCCATATTATTCCTCTGTTAAATTAACCAGGATCGTAAGATGAATAAGTATTTAGATACTCATTCAAATCTTCACAATCCTTTTTTAAATCAGCAAGCCTATCGTAGGTTTCAACTGGGTAAGACTCGTTTTCAAAATCAACTTTAATTAATAATGAATCAAGTCTTGCAGTTATCCTGTCAAGGTCTCGCTGTACCACATCAATATCAGATAAGATACTCACTTCAACATTTCCTCACGGATTGCGTTCCAATCCATTGGTAATTCGTCTGGTAAGTTATATCTGTTCTTTGCAAGAAAAGCTGGGTCGTTATTGGTATAGATGATTCTATCCCCAGACACAGTTTTAGTAGTCATACCACTCTTACCTTGCACCTTAATAGTTCCTAACTTCTTAGCTGCAAAAAAGCACGCATCAGAATGTTCCAACAATAATGCTGAAGCTTTCTTGTGAAGTTTAAGAGAATATCTATCGTAAGCTTCGATTCGTGGGTCTTCCACTTTTCTAACTTCACTATGACATATCTGGAATATCATCATTCCTTTATCTCTTAGCCTATTAAGTTTTTCTACATACTCACCCCAATATCGAAGTGTCTCTGCATAACCTTTACCATAGCTAGGTTGATCTATTGATTTCCAGCTATTATCTTCACAAACTTTATCCCAAAGTAATCGTTCAAACCAATCTAATGAATCAACACAAACAGTTTTATATTCATGTTTTTCATTTGCTAGTTCATCTAAATTAGCCATTACATCAGAATATGTTTTACATGGTATATGATCCATTTGAATCTTACCTAAACCATCTTCAACGTCTAACATAATTGGGTTTCTAGTTTGTGATGCTAAATAAGTTTTACCAACAGCAGCCTCACCATGAACAATAATTCTTGGTGGCTTTTGTTTAGTCTTTTTTCGTATATCAGCTAAACTCATTTAGACACCTCAATCTTTTTTTCTTCTACTGGCTCTAATATGTTTTTCATACGAGCTTCGTAAGATGAAAGTAAAGTATTTAAGTCATCTATATCGTTATTGGCTTTGATAATAAACTCATCTCTGATTCGTCTTTTTTCTTGCCAACGAACATATAATTGCTTTGCTTCATCTGGCATATCATTAACCTTATGTTCCTTGCCATCTTCTGCAAACTTAACTGTTAGCTCTTCAGCTTCAGTTTTATTTTCTTCACTCATTAGTTTCTCCTTTATTATATTGTTTATATAAATCGCAGATGCTTCTTGCGTTACAAAAGCGACAATGATCCCCATAAACAAATACAGGGTTTTCTTCCAAGCACGCTTCCACGCACGGCTGTAAGAAATCGTATGCCCAATCCACCAGAAATTCAGCGGTGGTGGTCCAAGTCTTTATAGGTCCGCCTCCCCACGTTGCGCGAGGTTGGACTATTGTAATCTCTACTTCAGTATCTTCATTACCATAACGAGATAATGCACCTATTGCATATATCATGGCTTGTTTGTTGTGTTCTGGACTAACAGGATATTTACCTGTCTTTAAATCTATCACGCACATTTTATGTGGAGTGATAATTAGTGCATCTGCATAACCGTATAAATCTTCTGATATTTCTTGCAGTCTGACTTTTTGTTCTACTAATAGTTTGCCGTTTAATCTTTTTGCTCGTTCTTGTACATAATCCACATAAATCTTTGCACAATCAATCATCTCTTGGTCAACTGTTATTTCAAAATCTTCTACATATTCTTTTTTACCAAGCCAATAATCTTCAAGTGTCACATCAACCAAGAATCCCTTTAAGAGTTGTTCTGTCATGTTGTGAATCAAAGTACCAACAGCGGCTGGTAAA